AAATCAGTGACTCTAGTGATTGAAATAGTTCCATCATCTGCTTCATATTCGATTAAATCACCAAGACCATAATCTCGGCCATAAACAAACATATCTGTTGGGGTAACTTCTCCATCTACTACTTTTACTAGGAATGCATTTGCTAAGGTTTTTTTAGCAGCTGAACCTAACATTTTTTGTAGATCCAAAATTTCAGCTGAATCAGTATCCGCAGTTGTTGAAAGTATAGTATCACCAACTCCTGTAATATCTGTAAATATCTGTTCTGCTCGACAATCAAATCCATACATTTGATCATCTTCATCGGTTGGTTCAAGAAAAGCTATACCTGCATTTGGTCCATCCGCAGTACCTAAATCAATATTAGTACCTTGCGCAAATGCAAAAACTATTGTTTTATAGATGGATTGAGATTGTAATTTTTGAATATTTTGTAAAGAATCCAATTGAGCAGAAAATCTAACTAATTGATTGTCATCTTGAAGAGAAGTTCGATCAAGTCCTTTATAACTTTGAAAACCAAGGGGTTGATCTGTATCTGGATTAAAACTAGATTCCAGAATGATTTTCATTCCAATTTGATACGTTGTTGCTATTCTTTTCATTTCATCGTATAAAGGTAAAAATCCAACAGATAGTGTTACGGGATCATCTGAGTCATCGAAACTATGAAGACCTATTTCTGGAATTTTTAGTTTATCCAAATATTTTTGTGGAATATCTGTATTAGCTGGATCTAAGAATTCACTATCCACACCAACCATACTGATAAGCATATACCATAAAATCTCTCCAGGAATCATATCTTTAATTTTCCAATTTTTTCTTTTATGTAACTTGGATGTTCGAATAAATCTATTATTCATCCAAGATAAAAGAGAAATACCTTGAAACTTTAATTTATCATCTTCGGGTTGAATAGTTTCTAAAACCATAAGTTCATTTGATTCATCTGTACCCATAAAAATATTTAAAGGTAATTTTTTAACAGATAAAGAATCTTTAGAAAGAGTTAATTCACATTCACTATCTCCATAATATCGTTCAGTCCAAATAAGAGATGAATAATCTTCTACAATATCTTGTTTATCGAATGTTCCCGGTTCTAATGGATCTGAAGAATTAAGTTTATATGTATAAAACTCCATTATATACCACCATACTTTTCATAATAAGTAAGGTCCCAAGAAAATCCTGATCCAGAAGCACCAGCTCCCATGACAGCAATTTTATTATCTCCAGGTTGAAGAAAAGGCCATACTGATCCAAAAACTAAATTTTTTAAAATATTAGTAAAAGCGCCAGTTGCCGTATCAACAAGTCGAACATATTTTTGTCCAGGAATAGAACCAACTTGTATTTTTACGCCAGATGATGCGGGTGGAACTGGTGCTAAGGTAAATATTGATGTGGATGGACTTTCAACTTGAATCCATACTGTAGTTAAAGTTCCGTGCGCAATGTCAGCAGAAAATCCAATTGGAACAGTACCATCAAGAGAAACATCTGCAGCTGAACTTCCAAAATCTTCTGGACTTATTATCGATGAGTGTACTGTTACGGGATTAACTGCTGTGAAATAAGGATCTTCACAAATAAGTGATATAATAAATTCGGGATCTTTACTGAAAGGATTTGCATCACAACTTTCCACAATCCCAGATATAGTTACTAAACCATATTCATCACTATCAAAAATTAATTTTATTGTATTTTTTGGGATAAAATATGAATAAATAAAACTTCGAAGACCTTCTGGGCTCCAACTATTCCAATCTGGATTGGGACGTAAAGTCATCACAATATTACGTGAAGCAACATCAGCATTAAGAGAAATTAATCCATCTCGTGTAGCTGCTGCGACAGTATCAATACCCGCTTTTACAGGATCGAGTCCTTGTATATCCTTGACTTGTATAAAATCATCATCAACAGGACCACTATCATTAATAGTTAATTCTGCAGCTGTACCAAGTGTACTATATACTTCTACTGTTTTTAACACTCAGACCTCCTTAAGTCGGAACCGTAGCAGATCTGAGTTGTGACAACTGGTTCCTGGTTTGTCTATAAACTTCCATAGGTGTTAATGCCCTGGGTGAGAAATTATTCTGCTCGAATTTAATAGAACTCCCATTTTGACTCTGTATAACAGAATCTGTAGATTCAGCTCCAGATTGTCTAGCTGAAATAATGGAAGCATGATTAAGAGAAATTGTACCCAAAGAATCTTTATTAATAATACTATGTATTTTACTAGCTCCACTTTGAATTGAACTAAGATCTAAAACTGGAGTAATCTTTGGTTCAGTATCAACTAAATCACTAATTAAAATGGTATTCATCGCATTTAATAAATTATTACCAAAATTACTTACTGATGAATAAGCATTTGATGATGTGGCATCGATACCATTAATAAATCCTTGAACAAAGAATCTACCAATTTTATGAGTTTCCCGCGATGGCGATCCTATACCCAAAACTCCACCAAGATGTTTAATTGCACTTTTACCAAGATCTTTTGCTTTACCAGCAACATTTAATGGGATATCAGCAAGACCTTTTGCCATACCAGTCACAATTGCTTGCCCAATACGAAAACCTGCTTTAATTAAATCTGGTTCGTGTTTATCAATTGAATCAGCAATACCATTAAGAAATTTGATAATAGTTATAAATCCCGCATTTGTTAATCTAACACTATTTTTTCCTAAAGCTTGAATAAATTTAATCATAGTGTTAGTTCCAGCAGTTATAATATTAACGTCAGCATTCCCAATACCAGTAATAAAATGAGCAATAGCTTTTCCACCCTCAGAAACCATTCTACCGATATTGTTACTAATACCAGTTATAAGATTAGTGAATATATTTATACCAGCAGTAACAACTTTATCAATATTGTTTCCAATACCTTTAAGGAAATTAATTATAACATTTGCTCCAGCAGAAATTAATCTATTAATGTTATTAGTAATTCCAGTTATAATATTTATTATTAGATTAAATCCAGCACCTATTAATCTATCGGCATTTTTTGCCAAAGAATCTATTAATGTAAGGACAATTGTCACTGCCATTGTAACAACTTTACCGATATTATCATTAATACCCTGTAAAAGTTTTTCCAGAATATCAAAACCGGCTTGAATAATCTCATCAGCATGTTTATCGATAGATTTAAGTGCTTCTGTTATCAGAACGACAAACGCCTCTGCCATTTTTGGAGCAGATTCAGTTACTGCTTGAGAAAGTGAATCAATTATCTTAACTAACGCTTTAACAAATTGTGGAGCAACCTTGGCAAATGTCTTAACTATTTCTAAGAGACTAAGAACTAAATTTCTCACCATTATTGGTAAAGCTTTAGTAAGATCAATTAATGACTGAATTAAGATTCCAATAGCAGTCGGTCCAGCTATGGCAATAGAACTAAGCCCAAGACCAATTAAAGCAATTCCAGCTCCAGCCAAAGTTAATCCAGCACCAATTAATATCAATGCAGCACCAAAACCAATTAATACAGGAACAGCTGGACCAATTAAAAGTCCGGCAGCGGCAATAAGAGCAAAGCCAGCTCCCAAAGCAACCATACTTTTAATAATGGATCCCCAAGATTGCTTACCAAGGCGAATCAAAGCGGGAACAAAGAGAGCTATTCCAGCAGCAGCTATTGCTAGAGCTGCAGCACCACCCAATGTTCCCGACATAACGTGTAATGCAGCTGCTAAAATTCCCAATGATATAGCAAGACTAATTAAACCTTTTGCTAATTTCTCAATGGTCATGCCACTCATTCGACTAACCGCACTAACAATCTTAGACAAAGAGTCGGCAACAATTAACAATCCTGCAGCAGTAATAATCATATTTTTGGGCATTAGCTGCATTGCACCTGCAATAATAACCAATCCGCCACCAATACCAATTAAACCCTTACCAATTGTTTTTAAGTCCATTGAACCAAATGCTGCCATATCTTTTGCTAAGATATTAAGTGCAGCAGCAACTATGACTAAGCCAGCGCCAGTAATTGGTAAAGTTTTTGGCATTAATCTCATACCAATAGCAATTGCAACCAAACTTCCAGCTATAGCTCCCAAGCCTTTGCCCAAAGTGATAAGATCCATATTACCAAATTGCTTAACAGCAAGAGCCATAATATTCAATGCAATAGCAATTTCAGTTAGAGCAGCTCCGGCAATAGTCATTCCAATAGCATTCTTGGATAAGAATTGTGTTGCTACGGAAAGAGTTCCAAGAAGAATTGCAATTGCACCAAGTCCCTTGCTTAATTCTGCAAAACTGAGCTTACTGAGTGCAAATACAGCAATAGCTAATATATCTATTGCGGTGGCCATTAAAACTAATGACGCCGCAATAATTGGTAATTTAAGAGTGGCTTTTGCATCAGTAAGCTTATTCATAAGAACCATAACACCAATGAGCTCACCAAAGCCAATGGCCATGGCAGTAAGGGCTGAATTAAGTCTATCTGGCTTGACAAATGATAAAGCAACAACAGAAGCGCTCAAAAGTGCGATTGCAATTGCAATTTCCTCGAGCGTCTTCGCTTGTAAATTCTGTTGCATAGCTTTTAATGAACCAGTCAAGCCACTAAAAGTTTTACTTAAATTCCCTAAAATTCCTCCACCCAGATTTCTCACAAATCCTTTACCAAGATTATTACCGAAAATACCAAGAACTCGCTCTAGAGTGGTACCACCAATAAAGTGTTTAATCATCAAGACAAGTCCAACCAGAAGACCAGTCCGGATAGTTTCAAGAATTAATTCAAAATTCATATGCTGAATAGCATTACTAATGGCTGGACCTAACCCTTGTAAAGAATTAGTGATAACATCCAAAACTTTCTTAAAGGGTTCGGCAGCTTTGGTAGAAAGATCCATATTGACAGAAAATGGCCCCGGAGAAAAACCATCAAACATTTGTGAGATTGCTTTTCCAATTTCCTTAAATAATTTTATCGGAACAATTAGAACATTACCAAGACCATGAAAAAAGTTATCTAAACCTTTACCTGTTTTCAAAGATTTATCTAAAGCAACTAGAAAATCACCAATAGCTGCTGTTATATTTAAGAAATTTCCACTTCCCACACCAACAGCACCAAAAAGTCTAGCAAAGAGACCAATAGCTCCAGTAATGACTTGTTTTCCAATATCAAGAATTGCAAATATTCCAGCAAACGTTCGACGTAATTTATCAACTGTTTCTGGACTTGGTTTTAATATTTTTGCTAAATGATCAAATCGTACAGTTAAATCATAAAGATCTTTACCAGTTTTACGTGGAAAAATATCCCTAAAAGCATCTCTTACTGGCTTTAATACATCTCCCAAATCTTGAAAAACTCTCTTTAAAGCATCGAGTAATTCTGTTCGTCCACCAAGAGTTTTCCAATCTCCCAAGATTTTATTGCGAGATGCTGCGGATTGATTAATTACATTATTTAATGTATTGGAAATATCAGTAAACAATTTCTTTGCTTCGGAAAGATTACCAATGATAAGTTCAAAACTTTGCGCCCAACCAGTTGCAATAGTCTCTTTGGTAACATCCATAAGCTGACTAAAAGTTTTAACCTGAGTTGCTGCATTTAAAGCTGTTTTTGCTGTAGCTTGAATATCCTTGATCTGTTGTTTATTAAATCCTTCAGCAGCAAGCTGGGCATCCGTCATATCGCCCGTAAATGTTGCCAAAGTCTTTGTTAATACATCTGAAGTTAACCAAGAAGTTTTGCCCGGTCCACCTTGAATTGACTGTCGGAAAGATTCTCCAGCAATCTTCACATTCTTCATTGGCCCAACAAGCTGTACAGTACCATCTTTTAATTTACCCATTGCAACTGCAGTTGTTGTTAAAGCACGCTGGAAAACAGTACCACCCAAACCAGCATTTACAACCGAGTTCCAGTCCTGTAAACTTACTCGACCAGCTGAAATAGCCTGAGAAAGCTGATACATTGCAGTTGCTGCCTGATCTGAATTTGAACCAGATAATGCAGCCAAGTTAGCAATACCTTTAATCGCGCTAACAGCTGGTTTCAAACCCACACCCGCTGCGGTAAAGGTACCAATATTTTTGGTCATCTGTCCAAAGCTATAAATCGTCTTATTGGAATAGATATTAAGTTGATTTAAAGCAGCATTAACATCTCTCATCTTAGTTCCAGCAGCCTGAGTATTAGCTAAGATGGTCTGAATAGCTTGCAACTTAGTCGTATAAATATCCATTCCCTGAATAATTGGTCCAATAGTGAAAGCTTTGGTAACTCTTTCCGCCATATTAGTAAGTTGAATGGCAATGTGCCCAATAACAGCACCCGCAGCGACATTCAAAACACTAAAATGCGCTCTTACACTATCAATAGACTTATTGAGGGGACGAAAGTTTGAACTTAAACCATTGATAGATGAGCCAACAGTTGTTAAACCTTTAGATGCTCCAGTAAAATTAAGCGAAGATTTAAGTTTCTCAATCGAACCCAATGTCGTTCTAACCCCAGATTCGAACTTACTATTTTCGAAGCTCATTGCAACGACTTTATCATCTATCGTCGGCATTATTTCGTCACCTCCTTTGTAACTTCAATATCTATTTTTTCAAAAATCGGTTGTATTGCGGGCATAATAAAATCATGACCTTCTACCCAACCACCATTACGTGTTGCGTGACCATATTGAAGTAAGATAACAACCGAAAGTCCATCTTCAATATCGCTATTATGCCATCGTATTGAGATATACCCAGATCTTTCTACAATTTCATAATACCATGATGAGGCAGCAAGGCCAGAATCTTTAGGTGTTGCTTCAGAAAGAGCTCTTACTCCTAAAGGTCCATACTTTTCTAAAATTGGTCTAATTATTGAAGTATTATTAGTTGATTTACGAAGATATTTATCAATATTATCAAATGATCCTTTTTGTGTAATATTAATCAATGACATTATTATTCAGTACTTAGAAGAATAACTACAGCACCTGGCGCACCAGAATTTCCATAGGAAATCATAGATTTATTCAAAGGAGTTGCTCGAGCCCCACCAGCTCTTCCAGCTTTTGCATAATATGGTTTATTTACAGCTATCGGGGTTTGTTTTTCTCTTGGAGTTCCTGGAGCAAAAACAAGTTCATCATTATCATAAGAACCTCTTCCACCCGCTGTGGCTTTTGGAACTCGTATCATCCAATCCCCATCCTGAAGTGCAATTGCTCCTCCAGCTCCTCCCCCGCCACCTTGACCAATAATATCATTTGCACGAAGAAATAATTTGCCAGTTCTTCCAGGAAAACCATCTAAAAGATCAATCATTGTAAGAACCCCATCAGTTCCACCTAGAGCTCCTCCACCAGCAGTAGAACGTGCACCAAATCCTCCACTATTACCGTTTGCAACTTGATTTTCATTGGCAGATAATGTTTCTGGATGATAACCACCTTTACCACCACTAGCAACAATAAAGTCACCAAAAGAAGAAAATCCACCATCACTTCCATCTGTTGCAGCGGTGGGATCATCTTCTGCATCAACACCATCCGCTCCAGCATCACCAACAGTTAATGCAGTACTATCATCTAAAAATTCTGTTAAACCGCGCATTCTATGAAAACCACCACCACCACCTTCACCACCAAAAGCATAAGTTTCCCAACCATTATCGGGATCATTACCATGTACTGTACCACCTTTACCACCACCGCCACCAATAACTATTATATCATAAATGGTATGATTGGGATATAAAGTTTTATCTAATGAAAATGTCCCAGGTGAAGAATACGTTAATAAAATTGGTTCTAATCTAGCAATTGGTCCTGAAAATTTAATTCTCATTATACATATCCTAAAAGAGTTGGGACTTCTGAAATTGCCGGAAGTCTAGGATCTACTTCAGTTGTTCCATAAATAACATCTTCAAAAGTTTGTAACAATTCACTTGAAATGTCTCTCGAATTAATAGACACATGAGCTGTTGGTCGCCAACTTACAGATTCTCGAATTGGTCTTGCACTTAAAGCCCAAGAAAATTCAGATGGTGTTGGCGAATCACTTATAGTAGCAGATTCCTGAGAATCTGGATTAGCAAGAACATTATATATAAGATGAATTAGATATCCAGCATCAATACCAGATATGTCATCACCAATTTTAGTTCTATATGATAAGGAAAAATTTTTTGGAGGTTGATCATGAACACGTAAACCTGGAGTAAATCTAAGAATTCCATTAACTGAATCAAATTCTTCAGGATATGTAAAAGCTTTTAAAATTGCTGAGAAATCACCAGGAGATATATATTCTAAATATTTAAAACCATCGAGATAAATAGCGTTAGTTTCTTTACTAGTATTATCTTCCACACTAGTAAGACCATTCCAAGGAACTACTGTACCATCCGGAAGGAATAATACCCCTCGATCAACACCCGTTTGATATATACGTTCTCCGGCTTGATCCCAAACAAGAATAGTCATTTTTACCCCCTAGTGCCCAATTGTGCTCGTCGTTGAGCATTAAGTTCACGATTTCTAGTTGCAACTTCTGCTCGACTCATTTTTGTTGGCTTTGCTGCTTTAATATTACAAACACGAATTAAAGTAAATAATTTATTAAGATGCCAATTTTCACACTCAAATGGTATTTGAAATACAGTCATCCAATAATAAATAAGTTCTGCTGTAATAACTTCTCTAGATTTAGGAGCACCAGGAGGTTCATTAAACCAAGTTGCAGACATTTTTGCATCGATATAATTATTAATCTCAGTGAAATTTTGATTTGAGAGTCTAGAAAAAACTTCTTCAGGAACATTTTGAGTTAATGTCATGCATTTTATATAACTAATAACTTGTTCTGTACTTTTTCTATCCCTATCTAAAAATGGTATTTCATAAATTGACTCCCATTTTGACAGTGAGACCAGAGAATGCTCTAGCTCCAGAGTTATATCACCTCTAGTAGAAAATTCATCAGACTCTTCATCGAACATCTCTTCACCCGGAACTATAATTGTGAGCATTCTCTGGCCTCCTAAATTAATTTAATAGTCGAATACCCAGTCGTCGTCGCCCTCAATAACATAACCAGGCTGAGCATTAGCAGTAATAAGCGCAGTCTGGCCAACGGTAAGAGCAGGCTGAGCACCAGGCGCCTTATTGACGCCGTTGATCTTCCACTGAATACCAGTAACAGCCGGGAGAGTAACAACATGTGTGCCAGCATCATAAGTCGGCTGATTTGCCGGGATACCAGTATCAACTTCAGTAGGAGCCGCGCCTTCAAACATAGTAATAATCTCGTCGGGGAGAGGCATACGAGGATCGACTCCCGAAGTCCCGTAGAGAATATCTACAAGATCCCCCAATATAGTTGGATCAACTTTAGTTGAATCAATAGTAAGAAGTGCAGTCGGCTTATGGTCAGTAACATTTACCGGAGTAGTGGTAATCGTCCAACTGAAAGCAATTGCCGACGGTGAATCATTGATAGTTGCATAAGCTTTCTCAGAAGGAGCAGCCTGAGCCCCATAAACAAGATGCAACTTATAACCATGATCAGTACCATCAATATCATTACCAAGCTGAGTACGATAACAAAGACCAAAAACTCTTCGATTCTGCTGACCAATAAATACGCCAGCACTGGGCTCAGCAGTTCCGTCACATTCAGCAAATTCATCTGGATAAGTAAAAGCTTCAACAGTGCCACCAAATGTTTCTGCAGCGATAAGATTTAGATATTTGATATTATCGGCAAACTGCGGAGTAGCGTCAGCGCCAGCAGGAGACTCAGTAACGGTTGTGAGACCATTCCAAGCCACACCTTCGTTATAATCACCTGACTCGTCCGGCAGAAATAAGACGCCATGATCTACACCTGTTTCATACAAGCGCTCGCCCTGCTCGTCCCAAGTTAGGACAGTCATTTGTATCCTTTCTGCTTAGATAAACACGCTATAAACATCGTGATTTAAATTTTCTGCTATATAAAATCTATTAAATGAACTCATAGGTAATGAAGCAACTTTTTTTGGAATATCACTATCGGGATCCGGATCTATAATCGTAACCATATAGCGTGTTCTGATGTCATATGGTTTGTCATCCGCAAATTTATTATTAGCATTATCACGTTTGTAAATAATACATGGATACTCCAACCTAATATTAATCGGAGGCTGAAAATAGACATTATCCACAAACGTTTTAAGGAGAAGGTGAAATTGGTTCCGGTACGGGTCCATTATACACCTCCCCCAAGGTAAGTAGAAGACGGGGACTTTGCACTTCGACATTTGTGACTGTCCACAAAGCCCCCGCCCATTCTACATATCGGATGGCAAAGAAATGATCGTTGGCATATGCATCTGCAACAATACTAATTAAATTTGACACACTAAGATCGGGAGTAAGATTATCTCCCGGATGAAGATTTCGCATATTACGAATAACATCTCCATAATAAGAACGTTCAGTAATTTGCTCAACGAATATGCCAGATCCAGATTCTGTTTCTACAGATTCATCTCCATATCCTACACGACCAAAAAACCTTGCCATAAAAGACCTACCTTAGGCCGGAGTTTCGTTCTTAAACGTCCACTGATCGTGGATGTTATCGGCGAAGTAGTAACCAGAAGCAGGAACAGCGTAGACAGTCAGTTCCTCACCCTCAGCCAAAGTCACAGGTGCGCCAGTGGTGAGAGTACTATCATCACTAGCATCCTTATAAGTAACATTAGCAGTGGTTGCAACAGTTACAGTAGTACCATCAAAGCCAGGCTCCTCAGGAGCAACAAGAGTTCCACCAGTTTCCGCACGCTTAATCACGAGGCCTGAGCGAATCTTAGTGAGAGCTCCCGAAAGGCGAGACTCATACAGATACTTATACTGGTTATAATCGATATCGAAGAAATCGAAGAAATTAACCTCTCCACCCTTATCGGCACCAATCGTATAATCTCTAAGATTAACGATAATACCAAGTAGATCGGGCTCATCTTCCATAACCTCGACAGTAACAATCTCAGAAACGCCAATCTCAGTAGCGAGATCTGCAGCACTCTTCCACAGACGATGACCAAACTCATCTCTAGTCAGAAGGATATTAGTAAGAACAGGCAATGTGGTATAAAGAGTAGCCCCACCCGATCCTTTGTATGAACCCATTGCAGCAGTAATACCATCGACAACTTCCGTGCCAGTTGCAGTATCGTCTACAGTAAACGTCGGAGCATAAAGATCATGATCATTTAGAATAGACCGGATACCTGCTCCTTCGGCAGCACCAGCTGGATCACGAATCTTATCCTCGTCATCGACATCGCGACCATCACCAATAAGAATTGCTCGAGCAAGCTCCTCGTCGAACATAAGGCGCATCTCAGCTTTTAACCAAAGAACTACATCGAAGTCAGTGATATCGAGAATATCATCTCTATCTAACTTCTGCTTCTTGTAGACCGTGCTCGGAGTTGTGACACGCTTCGAGACGCTGAACCACTCTTCTTTCTTGAGATTACCTTTAACATAACCCTTTGCCCTAGCTTCAGCAAACGTAAGGTCTGCCACAAGGGACTTAACTCTAGAGAACGGAGAATGCCTGGTGCCATTCAGAACACCAGTGACCCATTCGACACGCCGCATATTGAATTCGGGGGTGTCAGTGATATTTCGAGCCTCAGGGAAAAGGACATCAATGTTCTCGATACCATGTGAAAGAGCATAAGAATCAACGGCATCTTTTAAAGAGCCAAGTTTCTTAGCAGTATCAACGATTCCACGCATATCATCGTGGGAGAGAACATGCTGCTCTTCATCCTTTTTGCCTCCGCGCTCCTGCTCGAAGACGTTGCGCTTCATGTGCCGCCCTTTCTTATTGTCGTCATTAGTATAAAGAATATCCTTTTCATTATCATCTATAGCGGCGCCCACCATAGTATGAACCACATTTTTTTGTTCGGGCGACATTGAATCATAAATTTCCTGAACTGAATGAGTAACATCATCATTAGGATCATCTACGGGATCATCTACGGGATCATCCACAGGATCATCTACAGGATCATCCACAGGATCATCTACGGGATCATCTACGGGATCATCTACAGGATCATCCACTGGATCATCTACGGGATCATCATCAGATTCACTATGATGAAGAGGCTCACCAGTATAAATAATAGCTTCATCATCCAAAGTAACAATATCACCATCACTATGAGCTAATGAAATATTATCAATAAGAGCGCCTGGATTTGCTCCAGCTAATACAAGACTTACTTCACGAATCATTCCATGAATAACTTGCTTAGCTTTTTCAGTAAGCTGATTGGCATAAATCGACAAAGACTTAATATCCTCATGATTCACTAATTGCTTAGCATTTTTTCCCTGAGGAGTTTCATTGAAATATGCATAAGTATAAACGCCTTCATCTCGATGCTCAAGAACTGCATAACCAAGAACATTATCCGGACTATCGTGGTTATGCTGCCAAACCAACGGAACGGTTACGTTGTCCTGATGTTTAAAAGCACCAGGTAAAATGGTTCGGCCGTCTGAGCATTTAAGACCAGCCTTGGATGCCCATCCACTAAAATCAGGCTTAGCCTTAACTCCCATTTTGACGGTTCCTCCTAACTATTGGGAACTTTGATTTAATTATTTAATTTAGCTGTAGTTAGCTCTCGTTGTACATTAATTGCCTCTTTAAGACGAGTTCTAATCTCAGTAATTTTACTCTTAAGCTCAACGACAGGATCTGTCGAAGTTGTTGTCTTTTTTGGTGGAGTCTTCTTTACTTGTTTATTCTTAGCTTTATTGATAAGTTGCTGTTTATGTTTCTGTCGATATTGTTTTGATTCTTTAGCAGATTTTCTTTTATCAGCTGCAGTTGGTTTCTTATCAGTATTAGCTTTTTTCTTTTCAGCTTCTTTTAACATTGTTTTTAGTTTAACACTTAATTCAATAAGACGTTTTTTAATATCAGAAACTCTTTTGGCAGCATAAACTTGTTGTTCCACCAATTGTTGACGCGTAAGAGTAACCGTCCTACCATTACTTAATCTGACGGTATAATTTCCTTTTGACAAGTTGCGTGTATGTGCACGCACAGGTACAGTTTGATTAGTACCTTTTTTACGACCCTTTAACTTTCTAGTTTTAATATAATATTCATGTGCTTTAACTGGATCATAAGGAGCACCATCGTGCATTAGAATTGTTCCATCTTTTAATTTCATGGTCCACTACCATTAGATGAAGTCAATCCCGAAAATGCATCATTTATTGCCGCATCAATTTGATCAAATGAAGATGACATATCCGCAATAGCTGGATTAGTTGTTGATGAATCTTGTACAGGACTAGATGATCCATCTGGTTGAACACCCGTATCACCAACTGGCATATTAGAGTTAATTAATTGATCTGCTTTTGGATCTGGATGTGGCTTCCTGCCAATAATTTGACGAATCTCATTGGATGTCAAAACTTCATTACGAGTAAATTTATCAGCAATCTCTGCAATATTCTCAATTGGAACCAAACTAAATGGATCCTTAAAGAATAAAACTGATTGTTTTTGAGTTCGAGCAGTTTTTGTTAAAAACTTTCTTCTAAATTCTTGAACAGTCGCTGTGAGAATAGGTTCAATAGTACGATTCCAATAATTCAACATAGTTTTTTCATCAGCAGTACCATTCATAACAGCATCAGTTAAACCCAATTGACCATAAAGCATTGTTGTCAAGAATTCAACTTGTCCCATTAAATTATTTTCAATGGGACGATTTAATTGTGTAATTTTCTCAGTACCATCAGTATATGCAATTCCATATTGACTACCTTTAAGCTGAAATTCAATATCTGATCTACGTTGCTCAGCTTGCTGTCGACGAGCTTCTGATTTTATCACGTATGGTAACTGAATAATAAGATCAAGTTTTCCTGAAGCTGATTGTTCATCAACAGCATCTAGTAAATTAAGTTTTCGAAACAAACGCTGAAGTGTTGAATTAGGTTCATTCATAACTGAATATAAAGGATTTTCAATAATAGCTACTGTAGATTTTGGAAGTGTAATCTCTTGACGAGTAGCTAAATCTTCATTATATAGATTAACACGTACATGATGTGGAAACCAAGCCGTAACTTCACCAACGCGAAGTGTTAAAATATCAAAACTTCCACTTTCTGTTGGATTAATAGAAGTATCAACTGGAACAACAGCGGCACAACCACCATCAAATAGTGTCATAACAATATCTTGCCTAAGGGCTCGCGCAGCTTGATCAATATTAGCTTCAAGAGTTAAACAGTTATTTAATCCACTATCAATATCTTCTAAATACCGATCTTCATCATCTAATCGCACATGACGCATATCAACCGATGCCACATCAACGGAAATACGAGTATAAATTGAAGAAATAATTGATTTATCATTAGCAATTCTAAGTCTTGATCTATCTGGTCTATATGATGTAGAATTTCCGTAATATTCTGTGTATGGAGCATAAGGTTGATATCTTCGTTGTTCATCTTGATTACTAAATACATTCCAGGCATGTTTTAAAACTGATCCAATTCCAGCCACGCTCACCTCCCTCCTAATACTTTATTAATAACACTTTGTGCCATTATATCGTTATAACTTTTTAAAGGAAAATCAATTCCTTCAAAATCTTTGACCCAAACAGAAATGCGATCAAAACTCACATAATAAATTCCCGGATAATCTCGATTATCAACTTTTGCTGGAGTAGTAGGATAACCAAGTGTTAAATGTGGAATCCATTCTGTAAATTGATCAGAAACTGAATCATATGCTGTACGAATATTAGACTCTTGTAAAAGGGCAGCTCTAAAAGAATTTATATTATCAAACCCACTCCATTTTGCTGTGCTAAAAAATAAAACATCAGCTAAATCGGGCCCCAATACTCCTCGTCTATCCACATCCAAACCAAATCGAGTAAGCATTAGATCAGAAGCATGTTTTACAAAATCGATAATTTTGCCAAGATTTTTCACATTTGATAGATCGCCAAGAAACAAAATAGTCATGTGGGCAACTTTTTCACTAGAAATTTTATTTACATAATCATCTTCTGATGGAAGGGCTACAATAACCACATTCGCCATCTTATTCAAACGCCTCCTTATTAAGCTTATATGCGATCCACGCATCCATAAGGGCGGCTACATTATCAATCTTTTCTTCTTGCCTCTTTTTTAAAAGTTTGCGATTGCCATTACTATCTTCCATAGTAATAGCGTTTCCCATTGCAAAAGACATTAGCGATTGATCAAATATGAGTAATCGCTCTTCACTCATAATTTTGATCTCACCCAATGGAACTGATTCTGTTTTTGCTCCTTGAATAACTTTTTCAATTCCAAAAGGTCCATTTTCAGCTTCCCAACGAGCGACAAATTCTTTTGCATTATATGGATCATAACCCAAAGTTCGAACATCATATTCTGATGTTATAATAAATTGATCAAGATCTTCATAAACTTCCATAATATCTAAAATATTACCATCCATTACATGAAGACTTCCTTCATTAATAAATTCATCATATTTTTGTCTCATAGCACTAGGAAGTTTCATCAATGTAAGTTCTGTGATATAACTTCTTGTTTTGATGCCAAATTTCTCAAGTCCGAGAGGAAACAAGAAAGTAAAGGCACAAAAGTCATCACCTTGAGAAAGATCTGCTCCAAGCGAACATGGCATTTGCCAGAATTCTCGAGAAGGATGTACAAGCGTCTCTTCATATGTAAAGAAGTATGTATATCCTTCCATTGGAATTCCAAAACGCTTTGCTAGAATATCATTACGAGAAGCTGGAGCTTTTTCAGCACGCTCAACATCTAAATGATATGTCTCATAGGAAACTGTTGCTCCAAGATTTGGATTTGCTTTCAACCACATTGAAGGATCAGCAACTTCCTCAATTTCATCTAATTTATAATGCCAAATTGAAACATGGGGTGCTAGATATT